CTCCTACAACACCAATAGGAACTGGTTTTATTATTCCTATTTCTAAAGATAATATTACAGAAGTATTTGATTCTGTTGCAGAATATATTTCTAATATTATTGGAGGAGATGAAGTTGATGAAGATGAACAAGAATATGAAGAATTTACTACTGAAGAAGAAGAATTTGATGATGATGAGGATTTTGAATGATAAGAGATTATAAAATTATAGCAGTTGATTTTGATCAAACACTTTTCTTTACTGATTTTCCAGAAATTTATCATCCTAAAATGGAAGTAATTAATAAAGTAAAAGAAGAAATAGACAAAGGAAATAAAATTATTCTTTGGACATGTAGATGTGGAGAATTTCTTGAAGATGCAATTGAAGCATGTAAAGAATATGGAATTTATTTTGATGCAATAAATGAAAATCTACCTGAAATTGTAAAAAATTATAAAACGGATAGCCGCAAGATTGTCGCAGATGAATACTGGGATGATAAAGCAATTCGGATTAATTAGAAAGGAATTATTATGACTATAGGTGTTTTTAGTTTAATTTGGTATGGAGTAGGAGCAATTTTATTTGCACTTCTTGCTAGAAGTAGTAGAAAATACATTCCTTATTTTGTTATTAATATAGCTTCTTCTATTATATGCGCGCTTTTAGCTATATATAATATAATAGGAATGCTTTAAGGAGAAAATAAAAATGATAACTAAAGAAGATCTTGAAAAACTTAGTAGAAAAAGTACTTTAATTGGAAGATATCAAACTTTAGATAGATTAACTAATGTTATGCAAGGGGCCGCTAAAATTTCTAATTCTACTGAATTTATGGTAGATCAAATAATTACTTTCATGGAATTAGAAGCGCATGATATTAAAGATGGTCTATTGCGATAATATTAAATGTTCTTTTAATAAAAAAAATGAGTGTCTTCTTCTTAATATTTGTATTAATGAATTTGGACAATGCACACACTATAATAAAGTAAGATTAAATGAAAATGGACAATGGATTCCTAATGAAGAATTAACAGAAAATAATTCTATTATTCAAGTAGGATTCCAGAAGAGCGTAACAGAGCTAATGAAATTCTATCAAAAATTCATAAAGATGTTTATAATGTTACTAATAAGTTTTTATCTTTTCTTTATAAATATCTCTAATAGTAAGAGAATCATCTCTATATCTACTAAATATATCTTTATTCTTTCTTAAATCTTCAAGTTCAGCTTCCATTGCATAAATTTCCCAAGGTTCTCGCATAGTCTTACGATAACCTTTGAGATTATTAATACAATCCTGAAGCTGTTCAGGCGACTTGTCCAGCGCCTGAAAATCTTTAAGTTCTGATACTAAAAATTTATTTTCCTTATGAAGATTTTGGATAATATCTAAAGTTGTTTTAGTAGCATCTTGATAAGGAACTATAGTACAATTATAAACCATACCATAATTACCTTCAATCTCTAAACCACCTTTAATCATTGTATTCAATACAATAGGTGAATTTCCAGCCAATTTAAGAATTAAATTATTTCGAAATTTCTTAATAGGATTAAATTTAATTTTTGATTTTTTACCTATTCTAATACCTGTTTTTGTTTTAGTTATCATTTATTACTTACCTCTATTTTTATTATTACCTCAATCTTTCATGTTCAAAAATATCTACACATAAACGTAAGGTAGGACATTCAAAATAATCAAGACCATGACTTACCTTTAATGGATAAGTTTTAATCTTCACTATAGTAAAATCAGCCCAATGATGACCCATTTCTAAATTTTCTTTTCTACCCCATGTAAGAATAGCTTCATTTCCTAAAGAAATACTACAAATAGATATAATTGTTTCTGTGTCAATCAGCGGCCATATATCTTTAATTTTCATATTATACTCTTATTCATATGTAGGAGTATTTTTTAATATCTCAACACAATCTGCAATAGCTTTGGCGGCTGGATCATGAATGCCAAGAGAAGAATTATCTACTAAATTACTCCATTTCTCAAACATTACTTGCATTGGATCATTTACATTAATAATACGTACTCCCAAATCTTTCATATTATTTTCCTTCCTTTTTTATTTCACATCCACACATAGGACAAAATCTAATAGTAGCTTCACTATTTTTTTCATCATATCTAAGTGCAATTAATTTATCACCTTGTATATATATACTCGGCTCTAATATATCTCCATCTTCAAGATCATACATACTATGACAATACATACATCCTTGTTTTTTATCTTCTTCTCTTTGAAGAGCTCTGACTCCTATATAAAGAGCTTCATTAATAAAAATAGCTTGAGGTTCTTTTATAGAATGAATACGAATATGATCTAATATTCTTAATATTGCCTCATTATTAGTCATTTGATTATCTATTTGAGAAGTTTCAAATTTAGTTCTAGAATGATATGCTGCGGCCTTAAGAAATAACTCACAAGAAGGACAATACTCAGTAGGAGAATAACGATCATATTTACATCCTTCACAAGGATTTTTATTCTCCATTATATATTCCTCGATAAGTATAACCCTTACATGCATCAGGATTAGTTCCACACCAAGAGTTCTTATTACCACATGTGCGACAGTCTTTAATCATTTCTAGATCTCTTATGGCAACTTCTAAAAACTTATTATCTTTAGATTCTAAAACTTTAATTCCTAAACAAAGAGCTTCTCGTAGTTTTCCATCTATTCTAATTACTCCCCAATCATCATCATATTCAAGATATTGGCCATAATTAGTTAATATTTCTGCAGCTTTATTATATTCCATTAATCTTTCCTCTCATTCTTATTCCACAAAATGGACAATAGATACTTTTATGATATGAATAAGAGCCACATTCACTACATATGAATTATTAAAATATTTATCCGATTATTATGGGAGATAATAAAATGGAACGTCAAACTTATTGGGATAAAGAACTTCAGTGTTGGTCATTACATTGTTCTAGTTCTTATGCTGCTGAAATATTGGCGCAGTATGAGAATTTATTGTTCGATAAAAATGATAAAGAATATATGTCAATGGAACAATTGAAGAAAGTAATTAATTCTGAGATTGGTGGAGTTGTTTTAAATTTTAATGAAATGACATATAAAGAACATTCTGAAATGCTTATGTTACATATGGGTTGGATACTTGGTAACATAGGTGGATTGAAAGATATTGTAAATGGTAAGCGCCATGATGAATGATACAAAGTTTTGTCCGAAATGCGGCCGCCTAATGTTTCAAGATAACTACTTTTCGAGTTGAGTTTGTGCTGTATGTCGATATCATGAAATACATAGATTTACAAATGCAGATTATTTGCGCTCGCTAACTGCCACAAAGAATAGCTTTTTATATAAATAAAATTTTAACGAGAACAAATTGCGATTTTAGCGTGAGTTTTTCAGTGAGTTTTTTAGGATTATTCCGCGCAATAAAATTATCGACGTAAAAACCCAGTAAATCGGGCGTTTTAACGTCGATTTTTTTATACCCAAATAAAATTTTTATATATGATCAAGTGTCGCGTCCCGGCTGTCAAATTTTTGACCTCGAGTCCACAAGGGTTGTAAATTTTTGATATAAAATAGGGCTTATCGTTGAGGTTTGTTATAAGAATTTTTTCTTTATTGTAAGAATTTTCCCTTTGCTATAAAAATTTTTTCTTTGTTGTAAGAATTTTTCTTTTACTATAAGAATTTTTGTATGGCACAAATTGTACTGAACGTCAAATATTTAATAAAAGCAAAATAAAAAAGACGTAATCTTTCGATTACGTCCTATGTTAAAGGAGGATATTTATACCGCGAACTCCTAAGCGGTTATGCATAAAGGAGTACTTATATACCGCTTCTCCTCGTTGGCGGATTATTCAGCTTTCTCTACGGTTTTGGATTTCTTAGACTGCGTTTTTGCTTCCTTCTCAGCTTTGTCCTTTGCAGCTTTCTCTGCTTTCTCAGCATCAGACTTTACTCGAAGTTCATACTCAGAGATTGCTTCATCAATGTTGAAACCCGTATCAGTTTCCTCATTGTATTCCTTGGTCAAAACTACTTTAATAGTAATGAAGCGGCCTTCTAGCGCGCCTTCATTAATCATATAAGCGAGAGTACCATAGTCAAGAATGCGTTCAACATTCATACCTGCGGTATTCAGGGCGCTTACGATCTTTTCCATCTCAACAGCTTTACCTTCGCGCTCAATTGCAGTCTTACTTTTCTCAGCCATTTGTAGGCTCCTTTCTTAATCTTTATAATTTATTATAACACATGCGCGCCCAATTGTCAAATATTTTTCTAAAACTTTTTTACCATTTATTGGAGAACAGAGTTTAAAGAAAAAGAAAAAGTAGCCAAAAAGAAAAAGAAATGGCATTTCATTTTTTATTTAAGTAGATTTATTATTATTAATATATAATATTTTTATTACTATTAGAATAAAAATTTTAGTAATAATTTTAGTAATAAATATTAGTAATAATTATATTACTTAATTATATTACTAAATATATTATATATATTACTAAATATTAGTAATAATATACTACTAAAGTGTATTATATTTATATAATATTTGCCTTCTTTTCTTTCTTTTGATTACTTTTCTTTCTTTTCTAAACATAGTACTCTTTCAATAAAAAATTACCAAAATTTTCTTAGTTCAAATTCTCACAAAAATTTTCAATTTCTTCAATGGCGCGCTGAGCGTTGTCTATTACAAGCTCTAGACACTCCTTACAATACCAACCCACTTCTGGGGTAGGACAGATGGGTACACCCTTCTTCCGGCAGTATTCACAATCATCAACTACAACCATTGATATCTCCTTTTTTAAGAGCCGAAGGTTTGACCAACTCCAACCTTCAAGGATGCACATTTTAAGTGAGGCTCTCGCATAGCAGCATTTCTATACTTGTCTGATAACGGAGACCGGCCGCCAATAAGAGTAACTCCGTTCAGATACTTAACCAAATCAAGTATCTATCACTTGTTTAATCGGGGGAGTCATGCGCCCTCGCCAGAGGATCAATCTGAGCTAAATCTAAAACTCCTTATTGGTCTAAGCGTTAGCGCTGCCTTTTTGGTCTATGCGCCCACGGAATCGTACCGTGCCATTCGGAGGATAGCCGTAGCTCACTCCAGAAATCGAACCTCGCTTATCTAAATTTATACCGGTGAGCTAGCCTGGCCGGTAAAGGTTATTGAATTTCAAGCCGTGGTAGAGTCTGCGCTCGAAATATAACCTAATATATAAGTCTAAAATAATCATCAAGCACCTCCACCGCCGTGTACTATGCGCGCGTTCTATTTATGTGAAGCCTTTCTCCTACTCTTCACAGGACTCGCTAGTTCATCAGTGCGCCCACGCTGATATATATTTCAGATTTATAATTTTTGTAATAGGAGAGCTTATAAGTCTCTCTCACTTTCTATATATAGTATATCATATTTTTGCGAAAAAGTCAATCGTTTTAATGATACAATCTTTTATAAAAAGTTCTTCCTTTCTCATCTTCTATAAATAGTATAACACAAGGCGGCCGAAAAGTCAATACTTACAGTCGCCGAAAAAGTATAGTAAATTTTCTCCATCTGCGGCTATTGACTTTTTATTTAAAGTGTGGTATGATATAATGGGGAAGAATATATATAAATATATCGCAGCTTTTTCCAGCTGTTAAGTACTTGACATCCCAGCTTGTTTGCGCGAATATTCACAGCTCACAGCTGGTTTAACGCAGCTTATTCACAGGCTATTTGACACGATAACAAATTGGAAGTATGCGAGTATGCGATACTGTCAAGTATTTGACTTTTCAGAAGTTAGACGTGACTCGTCTAACTTTTAATTAGACGTCATACGTCTAAGTTTTTTAATTGACATTTATTTTATTTTATGTTAGAATAAAAGAAAAGGAGCGATGATCTATGAATGAAAAAAGAGATCCTTGGATTGAAGCGGCACTTTTCTGCCATCGTGTCTATGGCGCGGAATGGAATGACGAAGATAATTTTTTCATCTGTCCGGAATGTGGAGAACCCATCTATCATGAAGATTACAATTTAGAACTGGAAGGGATAATGATGTGTTGTCCCATTTGTGGTTTCGATTGGTATGGAGAAGCGGAAGGATAAAATATCCTTCCACTTTATTTTAGACGTATAACGTCTAATTAAAAATTCCAGTCTTTCGACTGGAATTTTTTGGTTAAAATCTTTCATCTCTTAAAGATTTTAATTGATACATCGAATTTTCTAACTGACTAGAAAAGCTAGACCTTTTTTCATAAGTATTCAATTTTGCTTGCATAATATTAATTACTGTATCAAAATGTTTTCTTGTTATTCCCTTCGTATATTCTTTTAAAAATTGATTTGTAGTTCCTAAAAGCTCAAAGGGGAAGAATGTAATACCATGGGAGATTTTACCTTTTTTCATTGCTTTATATAATATAACACTTTCAATTTCCGCGTCGTCAATAGCTGTATGCGCTTCTTCAAAGTCATATATCTTTCTTAAATATCTATACGTTGATTCCGCGCTAGTTTTAAAATATTTGCCGCTCTCTGTAATCATACTATTATCAAGACACATTTTTTTATACGCATAGTTATTTATAAGACTTTTACAGGCAATTCCCCATATATCAATCATAGGAAAATCAATTCCTTTAAATTGGAAACAATCCCCGTTAAATTGTTTTCTACTATCAAATTTTATTCCTCTTGCAATATGTTTGCAGGCTTCGCGCTGATTATTTTCCCATTCCTGATAATCTGAATTATACAGATGGTATATATATTGTTCTGTGAATGGAATTGCTTTTTTGAAATCAAACATTGCATTAAAAGCACAAGCATAATTAATTTTTTTCAAGTCTGAAAAAAGAATATTTGCAATTTCATTCCAATTTTTTAATTCAGTTTCCCCATTATCAAGGCGCTTTAAATATATCGGTCTTTTCTCTTTATAATATGCCGTATTGAAAATTTGAGGAACTGCAAAAGTCTCAGTAACAAGAAAAGACCTTTTTTCATAAAGATTAATTTTCCTGTCTATGATAGTCCAGCCAATGTCATAAATAAGCGGCTTTGCAATTGCAATGTTCTTTTTTTGTTCGGGCGTTTTTGCTATTTCATCCGCAAAACTTAATGTTGCCGTTTCGGAATCAATAACTATAAATAATTCGGCTCTCCCTTTTTCTTCCAGTGATTTTTTAGTAAACATAATATTCCCTACTTTCTTTCAATGATACCCAATTATAACATAAAATCAATAAATATACAATAGATAGAATTAGACGTCTAACGTCTAATTATTCCTTATCATGATTGATAAGGAAGATTATTTATTTTTACTTCAAGAGATTTTGGGATATCTTTCATTTCAAAAACATTTGAAAAAGCAGAATTGCAAATCATGAGACTACCATCAATATGAGTTATATCATAACGATGATATACTACAATTATTTTATTCTTTGCAAAGCCATATCCAATTTCCCAAGATGTTCCGCTATCGCTATCCATTCCATAATAAATACAGACAATAGCTTCACAATTATCTATGGCTTTTACATCTATTTCAAATAGACAGCGCGCCCAATCTTTATTATTATAAGACCATGCATCAGGCACTCCATTTTCCATAGGCAAATATACTTCATGTCCTGCCATAACAAGAGTATTTCTAACCCAATTAATTACTTTCTTTTCTTCTTCTGTAAAAAGAGGACTTGCAATATAAATTTTCATAATATCACTCCCTTATAAATAATATATCATATTATTAAAAATAAGTCAATATAAAAAATTAGACGTATTACGTCTAATAAAAATAAGTTGCTTAGAGCAACTTATCTATTTCTTGTACTGTATATTTTATATTATTTAGGGTAATTATTTCTTTGATTAAAACACTTTCTCCTTGACTTTTTGAAAAAATATCAATAATATTCCCACCATTATATGGAATAAGATTATATTCTATATTATATTCTAAGAGTTTATTAGTAATTGAACCAGTATCAACATTTTTTTTAAATGGAACTGAACAAGAAATACGCCACAATTTATCTTTTGTAAAAGTTTTAATTATCCATTTAGCAATATAAACACCGATAAAATTGGCTAAAATTGTCAATGGAACTGACATAAATAAAGTGGCTTGCGCTGTTAATTTAATAGCTATGGTATTTACACCAAAAGCCAATGCTGTAATTAATGCAGAGACAAAAGTAGAACATTTAATAAGTGTAATTGACCTAAGAGTATAAAGGATTACACAAATTAAAGTTACTCCAAAAAATATCGCTCCTGAAATAAGAACATTATAAAACATTTTATTCATCTCCTTTTGTCTTATTTTAACATAAATTTAACATAAAAACAAGAGATTTTATTAGACGTCTTACGTCTAATAAAAAAGGGGAGGGATTAACCCTCGCCCTTTTCCTTTTCGGCCTTGGCGGCTTCCGCCTTAGCCTTCGCTTCCGCTCGACGCTTCTCGTCGGCGGACTTCTTCGCGGCGGCAGCTTCCGCCCGCTCAGCCTTGCGGCTTTCCACTTCGGCCCTCTCCGTCAGAATGGCGTTCACGTCATCCTCAGAAAAACCGTCTTTCTTCGCGGTCACTTTGATTTCAAAAAACCGCTCAGAGCCGTCAACCGTAGTCTTGCCAATCCAGGTATTACCAGAAGTAGCAACCAGATCAGAAAGATCAATCAGACTTTCACCCGCGGAACGAACTTCCTTATCAACCTCTGCCTTAGTCTTTGCCATTTTTTACCTCTTTCTGTCCGTATGTCGGACTTTTTATTTTCGGTTCCTTAACCGTGATTTAATGATACCATATTTTTTATAATAAGTCAATGGAAAAAATTAGACGTCTAACGTCTAATTAAAGAGTTTATTTCTAAACTCTTATTTGGAATTAACAATACCAGTTAGGATCACACTAATGGCATAACATACCCAACACCAAACAATCCATGCCTGTGCCATATTCATTTGAATAAACATTGCAGTCAATGCGATTGCAGTAAACAATGTCATATTAATTATCTCCTTTCATTATTATTATATTTATTATAACATAAAATACTAAAAAATCAATAAAAAGAATTAGACGTTTTACGTCTAATTATAAAAAGGGAAATTATCCCTTTTGTTTGGCAAGTAAAAAGATTTCTCCAGTATACCCTCCATCAAATCTATCATGTGACCAACATTTACTAAAGACATATTGTTCTGATACTAAAGAAATTTCACAATGACCAGGTTTTTCATATCATAATCCATTAGAATTTCTTTTCATGAAGTGGAAATCTTCAGGACTACCACGAAATGCGATTACATATTCATCTTTTTTTAGCTCAGAGATATCAAATATTCTTCTAAGTTTTCCTTTAAAATCTTTTATCATGTAGTCAATGCATTCAAGACAATCCATTCCATTATCCCATCCACAATGTTTTTCTTCATTATATGGACAATACCAACTAAAAGTTTCAAGAGCATATCCAGCGCAATTAAAATCATCAAAATTGGTATTTAACTCATTTCTTTGTTTTTTAATGTTGAGTGGATCTTTATCCTTAAAAAGATTAAATACAGACATATTGATTCTCCTTTCTATAAAAATATTACCATATTTTATTAAAGAAGTCAATAGAAAATTATTAGACGTATTACGTCTAATAAAAAAGAGGAAAATTATTCCTCTTTTTTCTGCTCATAGGCTTCGATTATCTTCTTGACCATCATGCCGCCGATCATGTTATCGGAAATTGAGTTGTTTGAATGTTGAGGCTTCTTTTTATTTTTCTTTGCTTCAGAAGCCGCCTTTTTTGCTTCGGCTTTTACTTTACGTTTTGCGGCTTCATCCGCTTTACGTTCTGATTCCTGCTGATAAAATTCGGCTATTGAATATCCATCATAGCCAGCAAAACCGCCACCCTCATCCTTTGGAATTCTTTCACCTTTGGGGACCTTGATAGTAATTTCTATCCAGGCGTCATTGTTTTCCGAATCAGTTGTTGGAAAAGCAATTGTATTTCCGCTAACGCGGACAACATCTTCACCAGAAGATTTCAGAAAATTGGTAATACTTTCAATATTTTTTTCTCTGAGAATATTGTCAAGTGCAGTTTTTGTCATAAGAAAAATCCTTTCTTTTATTTGATAATATTAATATAACACAAAAGAAAAAGAATGTCAATAAAATAAGTTAGACGTCTTACGTCTAATAAAAAAGGAGATAAACTCCTTTTATTGCCATTCATGATAAATTTTTCCATCTTGTCTTAATATATCATATTCAGCGGCATAATTTCTTTTTACTCTGATATTATTCATTTCAAGAAATTTTTCAGCATCTTCATTAAAAGTATAGTGATTCTCTTTAATCCATTGGATAATTGCATCACTTCCGCAATCTTTTAAAAGATATCTTACAGTAAATTTTGAATTTATAAGTCTTTTTCTCATATTAACAATTTCTGTTGCTTTAAAGTCTTTGTTAATTAGAAAAGCAAAATTTACTTCTTGTGCTGAAGCCATCCCACGGCTATAAAGATGCGGTAAAAATTCAAGGGTTTTTGCGTCTGTAATTGAGTACCAAAGCTGACTAAATTTATAACCTTTGGAAACAAAGTTATAATTATGTGTGCGGAGTTCTGTAATAATGTTATATTTATCCGCAAGTTTTACAATTTTTTCAAGCCATTCAGGGAATAAAGTTGGTTCTGTATCACCTGTTAACATAAGATTTTGATATTGGTGTATAGCAAGAGAAATTTCTGCATTCTCCCAATAATCATGGGTTAATTTGATATTCTGATTTGTTGCATTATTCTTTGCGCAACAAAAAGGACAATCAAAAGGACATGGAAGAAAAGGTGAAAGAGCATGAGCAGTTGTTAACATAAAAAACACTCCCTTCTACTTAATATAGTATATCATATTAAGGAACATTTTTCAAATAATTTTATTAGACGTATTACGTCTAATTAAAATAGGATTACTATGTTACAAGTAATCCTTTAAGAATGGAGAGAATTTCTTTTTCTGAGTATGCAATTCCTGTCCAGGCTTTTCTAACACCTTCATTATCATCGAATAAAATTCCATTTTTATCTTTGGCGGCATAATGTTTTGGATAACCATATTTTATCATATGAATTTCATCCCATTGAACAGAATGCAGGTGTTTATTGAGACTTCTTTGTTTTCTAATTCTGACCAATTCATCATAATTTTTGGTTGATTGAGCAGATAGCCAAGAGATAATTCCTATCTTATTACCTTGTTCCTGTAAACGATTAAGATAATAAGCAAGAAGTCTCATATCAAGCATGGGAGCCGCTTGAATATAGGGAGATGGGTCAAAAGATCTTAGTTTTTCTAACCAATTTGAAACACTATATAGATTGAATAATGTTCCATCCATATCAAAGTATATTGTTGTCATTTTTTCAACTCCTTTCTTATTTCTATTATATCATATTTAATTAGAAAGTCAATTAAATAAATTAGACGTCTTACGTCTAATTGGGGACTAACTTAAAAAGTTAGTCCAAGTTCTGCGAAGGCTTCCTTAATCTCATTGATATCTTTGAGATAAGAAATTTGAATCGCCAGATTTTCATACTCGCGGTCTTTTGCTGTCCTGAGCTCGCTCATTTCATCAGAGTATGTTTTATAAGCCTCAGGAAAGAACCATGTGTTATGTGTGGTAACAATCTGCAAAGTAGTTTTATCACAAAAAGGGATAGCTTTTTTAAGAATAGTCTCAAATATTACATCTGAGCGATATTCATCAATCTTTGCAGCAATGGCCGGAGCATTCTCGTCAACGATTTTTTGAAAAATTGCACGGAGTTCTGTCTGTTTCTTTTCATACTTCTGTCCAATCTGGCGCTTGATTTTTGCTTCAAGTTCCTTGGTGATTCTCATTATAGAATCTCCTTTCATTTAATCTTGACATAATTATAACATAAAAAATATTTTTTGTAAATAGATAAAATTAGACGTTTTACGTCTAATTTATATAGGAGGAATATTTCCTCCTATATCTTTTTAATTAAGAACAAAATCCGGAATTTCTTCTTCCAGAACTCGCATTATAGCGATAGCTCTTCCGATGGATTCATCGAATTCATCACATTCACGACATACCGCCATTCCCCAATAATCTCCTGTCACATCATCGGCTTCATTTTTACACAGAGCAACGACAATACGATTTCTTTGGATGAAGATAAACTGTCCGCAGTATCGAGAAAGAATTTCATTTGCCCATGCGCGTTTCTTTCTCAGATTATTACGAGTGGTATTTTCAGGAGTTAAGATAATAACTCCATCTTTTTTCTCTCTCATACTGTAGAGTTTTCCACCAAAAGAGGTTTTCTTGTTTATTTTCAATTTTTCCTTTCTTTTAATTTATTATATCTTAACATTTTTATTAATATAAGTCAATAGATAAAGTTAGACGTATTACGTCTAATAGAGGAAGTCTTTCGACTTCCATTTTTATGTTTCCATTGAATAAGAGATTTCTTTAGCGATAACCTCAACACAGCAGCGGCCGACTTCAGAGGTGATCAATTCTTCTCTTTTGATAATTGCGATTCCTCCAAGAATTTCTCCCTCTACTGAGATAGGAACAAGAAATTCGACAAAAGGAGAATCATAATTTTCAAGGAGAGGAATAGGAGCTAAGGCTCCTTCAAGACTCCATGAAGCTATGCGATTATCCAATAGCTGAAAGATATCTTCCGAGATTGCTTTGGATACAAAATCCTTTTTAGGGGCTCCACTTACAGCTACTATGCAGTCTCTATCAAAGACTACAATTATACCTGTAAACATTCGAGATAAGGCTTTTAAAGCAGATTGAATATGTTCTTCAAGATCCCCAACAGGAGAATACTTCTTGAAGATTACCTCTCCACCTCTTTCAGTATAGATTTCAAGGGGATCACCCTCTCTAATCCTCATTGAGCGGCGGATTTCTTTGGGAATTACAACACGTCCCAAATCATCAACTCGACGAACAATACCTGTTGCTTTCATAAAAATTTCCTTTCTTTTTTATTTTATAATTTATTATAACATAAATTAAATAAAAAGTCAAGAAAAATAATTTAGACGTATTACGTCTAATAAAAAGGGACTTGCAAAAAAAGCAAGCCCAAGATGCCGTATAGATTTTTATTCTTATTTTACTAAGGAAATCCAGACATATCGAAGCCCTCTCTTATAATTCTTTCTTTTACACTTTTCTCGATATTAGCTAGCGCTAAACTAATAATCGAAGTTGTAGTTTTATTCTTCCATTTTCAAGACACGCGGAGAAAAATACTAACCAAAAAAGATAGCGTGTCAATTCTTTTTTTCGCTATCAATGGAAAAAATAGAATCAAAAAAAGTCTTGTTTGCTAGGAAAAATAATTAAATAAACGGTTTTAACCGTGGTACCCACAATAATCAAAAATAACTGGTTTATCGTTATAGTATCCTAAGTTAGAAGCATGAAGGTCATTTACCCTATTTTGAGATACCCATTTAGCGAATGACCGCATAAATTTTTCGCCATGTAACAACCAAATCATTTTTAACCAAATAAAATCAAGACCTCTATCATCTTCAATTGAATTTCTGACCTTAATAATGAGGCTGTCATTAATTTTTTCAGTCATATGATAATATTTTTTTCCTTTAAATTCGGAATATCTCTTGCTGTAAAATCAATTTTGGGCTGAATATAAAAAGGAACGCCATGAGAATTTTTTCCAATGAATTTTGTTTCAAGTAATAACTTTTGAATCCTGAATGAGCTTGAATTTTGATAAAAAGCAGCCTCTTGTTTACATTCATCATCGCGCAAATCTTTTAAAGTTTGAGGAAATTTAATTACGAATTTTTCTTTTTTAGGAACATAGCAATACTTAGAGGCTCCACTTGTTAAACGAGCTTCTAATTCAGGTATTATTTGTTGAGTAGGTTCAATAGATAAACCCCAATGGCGTTTGTCAACTGTTACTTGTTCTAATAATAAGAGAATGTCGTTAATTTCCATCTTTTATTCTCCTTTCATTGGATATTGATATTATATCATTTAAAGGAAAAAATATCAAGTTTTTAAATTAGACGTTTAACGTCTAATTGGAGGAGCTTATTCAGCTCCAACAATCTTCTTTACAGGAAATCCCATAGCAGAAAGCTTTTTCAGGTATTTCATGGTATTTTTATCCCCTTTTTCCTGCTTCTGCCTCAGAAAATTTCTGACAGCAAGAACAAAAGATGTGCAATGTAATTCATTCGGCTTCATTTTTTTCACTCCTTTTTTAATTTAAAAGAAGAAGAACTTATTCCCAAAGTTATTCATTCATTCCGCTTAAACACGTGCTTTATACTTCGTTTGACCGGAAGATTTCTTCTTTCTATATATAATATAACATAAAATACTTTTAATGTCAATAAATAAGATTAGACGTATTACGTCTAATTAATAATACCCGTGGGCGATCTTGCCCACGGGTACCCACCATATAGAGTGATAGATGACGTCTTTCTATCATAGGTTACACGCTCCCAGGTGATCTTCCGTGGCCTCGCCTATTTTTACTCTAATCAATTATAGGAGCATCTTTAAATATCTAGAATCCTATCGTTTTGCACGGCCTTCCTTCGAAGGAACCCGCTCCTTATTGACAATATTAGTATAACATAAAAAAATACTAATGTCAAATCTATTATTTAGACGTATAACGTCTAAATTTAATATCCTATGGTCTTACTAAGAATCCAGGCGTCTGTGCACCATTCCGCCTCATTTCTGTTCATAACCTAGGATATATAATCAAGTTTTTCTTCAACATAGAACGCTTTATTTCAGAGAGTCACTCTGTGAGACACGTACTGACGAAGTTCCTTTTTTGTCTCTCTTGATTACATTAGAATTATATCATATAAAATTAATTAAGTCAATATAAATTATTAGACGTATTACGTCTAATTAAAGATGCCAGTATTAACTGGCACATTCTCCGGCATGGAGGGCTGAAAGGGGAAGGGTTTCGCTCATTCTTTTCTTGCCATAAGAGACAAGATACCGAGGCATACCACTGGCTGCGGGCTCTGCCTTTTTAACGATAGTCACCTTGATATATCGTTCAATGCCTACTGAATCGGTGGTTCTAACAGAGCAAACCTCATTGATTTTGAGCTCAGGCATCGAAAAGCTCAGATTAGGCTCCCCATTTTCGGAATATCCGTCTATACGGACTCTGGATAGAACCGGAATGTTTTTCATTTTTATTCTCCTTTTGTTTTTGATAGTATAAATATATCATATTTTTATTTATTTGTCAAGAAGTGATATTAGACGTAATACGTCTAATAAAGGTAGCTTTTAATAAGCTACTCAAAAAGTCTTTTTTTGATGCGTCTGATTTCATAGGTTGAGCTATATTTTACGTTGAGCTTTCGATCAACTACCATTGGAATAATGATAAGGTTAAAAAACATTTCATAAGTGATATACTCAGCCGAATCATAAAATGCCATATGGAATAATTGTGCTACAGTATAAGGTTTATTAAACTCCATTTTTTCCATTAGGATTCGTCTTTGTTTAGAAAACATTTTTATCACTCCTTTTATTTGATGATAACATATTTTAGTAATAAAGTCAAATGTATTTATTAGACGTATTACGTCTAATTAAAGGGGGAAGATTATTTCTTCCCCAACAGGCTATATTGAAGTTCTTTTTTGAGGCGATTCCCCAGCCGTGTGGCGGGGTCGAAACCCCTTTCAGACCAGAAAAGGTCCATGAAATCGGAAGCCTCTTGATCGGATTCGTGGATTCGGAGCGTGCCCACCGACTTATTGACCTTGACCTCACCGGCTTCGTCCCCCTCTGCGAATGGACGCATAGTAATCCCCGAACGGAAAGCGATAGTAACGAATTTTGACATATTGAACACCCCTTTCATGGTAATATCATAACATAGAAAAGCAAAAAAGTCAATAGATGGAATTAGACGTAAGACGTCTAATTATCCCTTTGATTAAACAAAGGGAGCAAGTATTTTTTGAACAAAAGGAAGATTTTCTTGACGACAAATTATATCAAATTCGAAAAAATCTCCCTCTTTTTTATCAAATATAATTTTTCCATCTTTGACTTTTAATCCACGACAGAAACAAGGAATAGCAGAAACAAGTTTGTCGATAGCAAAATGCAAATCTTTACTATACTGTAAAATATAACATTTATGCTCCATTTAAAACACCCCTTTCATCTAAAGTAATTGTATCATATCTTTTAAATAAAAGCAAGATATTTTATTAGACGTATTACGTCTAATTAAGGATCTCTTATGTGAGATCCCCATAGAAAGTTGCGTTATTGATTAGGCCGCCATCCCAGATATCAAGAAAGGATATAACATCCGGGCAAGAGAGACTCCCATCTTGTAGCTTTACCTCAAGATCAAGTTGTATTCCGGCCTGTGTAATAGTTAACTTATTCGGAGATAGAATGGTGGTAGCACCATACTCTGCGCATGTGTTGCGGATATCAGTAACAAACATAATTTTTCTCCTTTTTCTTTTATTATAACACAATATAAGATAAAAGTCAATTAATTAAATTAGACGTATTACGTCTAATTTAAGGAGCTTCAGCTCCTAGTCATAGGTATACAGATGTATACCAGCCGTATCATACCCGATGGTATAGCTGGAATCGGAATAGCTGATAAGTTCAGCCGTGTACGCTGTACGATATACACCAGCATAGAAACCCATGAGGAAAATTGCAATGCAGATGCAAACGATAAAGATGATTTTATCCTGTTTTTTGAACATTTTGAATCACTCCTTTTAATACCATTATAGCAGGTTATAGATAAAAGTCAATAAAAGAAGTTAGACGTAATACGTCTAATTAAAAAACTGGCCGAAGCCAGTTATATTTTTAAAGTTCTGGTAGTATGTCGGCTGCTTCAGAAAGATCACCAACAGGAGAATATTTCTTAAAAGTTATTTCTCCATTCTGGCCGATATAGATTTCAAGAGGATCACCATCTTTAATTTTCATCGAACGGCGGATTTCTTTGGGAATAACTATACGGCCTAAATCGTCAATACGACGTACGATTCCTGTAGCTATCATTTTATATCCTCTTTTCTTTATTTTTGATTATATTGGAGAGGGGTTTAACCCCTCTCTCCCTCTAACCACTCTTTTACAGTTGGCTGATTATAGCAGCATTCCCAGATATGAGAGGCAATCGGCTTGCTTGCTTTGGGCCTTGTGTCACTTTGGAAACTTTGGAAGCTCAAGCGGTATCCGCCGTTTGTTCCCTTTTTTACTCTGACCATCGCGCCGCGTCCGCTATAGCTAGTAGCCATTGCAATAAATTCGTCACGCGTGAACACAAAGGTTTGTTCCTCCAAGGGAATGTTGCTAGCAATCTCAGGACAATACAGGATATAATCAGCTTTTGGGAGCATTTTATGAATTAAAGTATCTGTATCGCTTGCGCTTTCCACATCTACTATGGCGAGCTCTCCGCAAGACGATTTTATTTCCAGCTTCTCCCAGTTGTAACCATTGCCATTATCAACGCGCCGGCGAATATCTCCATACCAAGTTTTATTTGATGTGACGCCAACACGCTTTGAGCGCGGCTGGATGTAATCACGAAGCGCCACTTCCAGCGCCTTTCCTTTTGCGCCATCGTCGTTGATTTTAGCATTAGCTAAAAATGCAGCGTAAGATTCAAGAGTTAACATAATAAAATCCCCTTTCATTTTCAAGAGTTTTGCTATTACTCTGCGCTCATTTCATCGCGTCAGTCTCTCTTGACTGTCTTTAGTATAGCATATAATTAGACGTATTGCAAGCACTTTTTATTCGTCATTATAGCAGAATGGGGGAGAGTTTTCTGCTATTTTTTTGTGCAATATGACGGGGGTGGGTTTTGGGCAATTTCCTTTTTCTGGAAATCCTGAGAGGTATGGCCTGGGTAAAAAAATCTACGAAGTAAAAAATTAAATATGAAGTAAAAAATTAAATATGAAGTAAAAAATTAAATATGAAGTAAAAAATCAAATATAAAGTAAAAATCAAATATGAAATAAAAATCAAATATAAACAAAAATATAAATACATATTTGTATATGTATACAAAACCGAATCCTTGACTTTTTAAAAATTTCATGTTATACTAATGGTAGTTAAAGGGTCAGAAGCTTGGCCAATAAAATTTAAATAAAGAGGCATTGTGATGTTAAAACTAGACTTTAGTATTGTATCAACCGAGGAGCGCAATGCTTATGTCGAAAAATTTTTTAACGAAAATCCAGATTATAAGCCAAGCGCGCATGAACTTGAGACCATAACTAATTACATATTATACGGTAAAGATCCCCTTGATAAAAATGGATTACCTACCGAAAATGAAGAAGAATGGACTAATATGTCCGCCCGCAAAGAAATCGAAATTCCAACTAAGTATGCGACCTGGAAGCGCCAGCAACCATCCTCCTTAGATGAAATGATCGAATCTCCTACATTTAATGAATCAACAATTTTATCTAATCCCATCGCAACTAGGACTCCAAAACCTAAAATAGATCGTGCGCTCGAATCGAATATCCCATCTATGCAAGAATTATGGGAAATTATCGATTATTATGCCGAGCGCCTAAATGATAAAGATCTTACTAACACACAGCGTTATCAAATGCGCCATATGTTAATAGATTTGCGTCGCCAACAATTTGCCTTACGTGATATATTTAAACCTTGCTATACATCAAGTTTAACGGCAAATAAAGCGATCTATAGAATGGAAGAAATAGACTCAGAGTTCGATTGGGAATCTCCTACTAGCCCAATGGGATTTGCCCCAATGGGTTTTTATCATAAAGGGGATGCGCGCTTTGAAAACCCTCTTGCGCTATCAAATATAAAAGATGAATGGGGTTATAACCCCCACGCCCGCTTAATAGTTGATTATAGAAATCCAGATCATATTGATAAAATTATATGTAGTTATAAAGAAATTCAAACTTATTGTGAAGATCATTTCATGTCGTCTCAAAAGTTTATACTAACAACATTAAATTATTACATAAAGAATACTAAACTATCGGAAACGCAATTATGTATTCTTCAATGTAAAATTGCGCGCTTTCCTAATCGAGTTACTGCGCACGTAGTTAATCAGAAATATGGAAAAACTTATAATATAAACTATATATCAACAATATACAGAAAAATATGCGCCAGTATTGGAAAAACAGCAGAACGTTTTTACACATATTATTTAGAAAGAATAAATCCCCATATTTTTAAGCGCTGTTCCTGTTGTGGAAAAATGAAATTAAGAAATGCAGAAGAATTTACACGAAAATCTCGTAATAGTGATGGTTTTAGTTCTAAATGCAAGGAATGTGAAAATATTGGACGAAAAATTAAATAAGATATTAGAAACAGAGTATTCTGAAGAATTTGATGAAATTCGTAAAAGAATGATGATTACTTCTTTCTATAAATATGGGCCGCTACATATTAACTATGGTACTCAAAAATATATAGATAGTATTAAAAGTTTAGAAAAGCGCCTAGAAAAATACAAGGAAACAGGTAACTTAGAATTATTAGCGGATATAGCTAACTTTGCTATGATAGAATTCATGTCTCCTCAACATCCAGATGCTCATTATACTCCTACAGACTGCGCCCAAGAAATTGGTGTTTCTGGAATGGGAATAAATGAGATAAAAAACTTTTTATAAGGAGGTATGACTAATGGAAGAAAAATTAAATAGTAAAACAAAGGAATTCGCACAATGTTTAGCTAAGTGTGATGCTAATACCTTTATTGGTATTGCAAAGATATTATGTGTTCCTATAAGTAATGGTGCGAATACAAAAGAAGAAATTGATATGCGCCCATTCGCAGAGGTATGGTCTGATATCATAGAAAGTTTTAATTCTTTAAATAAAAAACAAAGAAAAGATTTAGAAAAAATCTTAAGACAAGCGGTGAGTTAAATGGCAAAGCAAAAATGTTGCGAATGCGGTGGGGAGTATATTATGGGCGGAAGTGGAATCACTGAGGCCACACAGAGTAAGTACCTACCAATAAACAACTTTCTTTTTGGTACAGGATATTTACCAATATGTAATTTCTGTATTGAAAAACGAATTAAAAAAATATATAGTGAAGAGCCTGATAATTATTGGCAATTCTTAGATCAATTATGTCAATTATTAAATATACAATTTAATCCTTCTTTATGGGAGAAATTATATAAAGTACATAAATATAAGACTTTTATTGTATATTCTAATATGATGCATCAAACAGAATATGAAGTACCAACTTGGGCTGATCAAAATCAAAAGTTTTTGGCACTTCAAAAAGAAAATCAACTTGATGAAGAAATACCTGAATTGCGCGCTGATAAAATTAGAAAGCTTCAAGATAAATGGGGGCTTCAGTATTGTGAAGAACAGTTATCTTATCTTGAGAATTAACTAATTGGTATTATGAAGAGTCAAGATGTTAGTGGAGTTTTATCATTAGACCAAGCTAAGAAATTATGTAAAATTTCTTTACTTATTGAAGAAAATCTGCGCGCTGGTGAAAATATTGATAAGTTATTAGGAGCATATGAAAAAGTTATTAAAATTGCTGATTTTACTCCTAAAAATGCAAAAGATATTAATGATTTTAATAGTGTAGGAGAACTATTTGCTTGGCTTGAAAAGCGTGGATGGCAGAATAGTTATTATGATGGTGTTACTCAAGATATAGTTGATGAAACTATGAAAAATTTTCAAACATATGTTAGAAATCTATATGTTAATGAAACATCTATTTCAGAAGAAATAGATAGAAGACTAGAAACACTCAAAGTAGCTCAAGAACTAGAAAATAAATATTATGATGATGATAAAGTTGATGATTATGATAAGTATGAGTTAGAAGGCTATGAAGAGGCTCAGGAGTTTAAGGAGGAATATTAATGTCTACTATTACAGCTAATTTTAAGATGGCAGAAGATGTTTCTCTAAAAGGATATCGTGATGGTATTGAAATTGAAAAAGGAACGGTAATTACTGAACAACATGCTATAAAAAATGAGAATCTTTATAAAAAATATTGTGCTTTTTTCACAGCATATCCAGATCTTTTTATTGATTTAATTACTCCATCAGATTCTAATTTTACTTTATTCTTTTATCAACGTATTTTCCTGCGCGCGTGTATGAGATTTAGACGTGTATATGTTTGTGCTCCTCGTGCGTTCTCTAAAACGTTTATTTCTATTCTAGCCTTAATGCTTAAATGTATTTTTCAACCTGGAATCAAATTATTTATATGTGCTCCTCATATTAATCAGTCTGCAAAAATTGCGACTGAAAAAATAAAAGAAATATATGATCTATTTCCTCTTTTAAAGAAAGAAGTTGTAGGATTGGGGGATACTCCAGGTAATTTTGGTAAAGATTATGTAAAACTAACTTTTAAATGCGGTTCTGTATTTGATGTCGTTGGAACAACTGATTCTACCCGTGGTGGACGTAGACATTCTGGTCTTATAGATGAAATTCGAGATCATGATGCTATTGAAATTTCAGAAATTGTTCTTCCTCTTATGAACGTTAATCGTCGTACAAGAGCAAGAATAGTTAATCCAAATGAACCTCACCAGCAAACAATCTTCGCAGGACAAAAAAATTCTGTTAAAACTTTAAAAATAGCATAATTTTATTAGAGAATATAATAATAAAATCTACTTATAATTAGAAGATAAAATAAGGAGATAATATTATGTATCACATCTATAAAATAGAAAATAAGCTAAATCAAAATCTGTATATTGGAATTACAACTAATCCACCAATAAGAAAAAATAGGCACTTCAATTATCTTAGACTGAATAAACATCCTAATTCGCACTTGCAGAGTGCTTTCAATAAATACGGAGAAGAAAATTTCTTTTTTGAAATATTAGAAAGTTTCGAATGTGAGAATGAAGAAGATGCTTACAATAAAGAAGCAAAATATATTGAAAAATTTGATACTTATTTAAATGGCTATAATGGAAATCGCGGAAGTAAAGCACACAATGGTGCGCCTGGTCGATTTACCCAAGAGGAAATTTTTCAAATATTAGCTTGTAACCATTTTTATAAAAGAAGTGGTAGAGTAATTAGTGAATATTTTAATTGTCCTAATTCTACAATTAATAATATTACATATCGCAGAAACTATAAAAATGATTGCGATATATTTGATAAAAAGGATGAAGAAGAAAAACGAGTTATCCTCGAAGACCTTTTTGAGAATAGTAATATTAGAGAACAATTAGGTAATATTGGAAAACATAGGAATAGAAAATTTTCTTTTGAAGATGTTGTAGTATTATGGATAGCACATGACTATAATATCCCATTTACTAAACAAAGTATTCTGAGAAATATTCTTAATACTTCTGATACTAGAATAAATGCTGGATTAAATCAATTATATACTAAATTAGTATATGCCGACTATACAGAAAGGTATGAAAAATTAAGTTTAATAGAAAAAAATAATATTTTGCGACTTTATACTGAGAAGTATAATGAAAAACCCTTTGAACTGCTGGAATATCCTAAAGCTACATAAACTACAACGTAAGGATGAAATAAGCCTAAGCGTGAATGTGACGAAAGTAGAAAAAATTATGTAGATGGCACAAGGTTAAATCCTAAATGCTTTAAAATGGACAATCAGCATCTAAGCCTCGAATAGAGGAAAGTTCAACGACTATCCCAGAGATGGGAGTAGGCGCAAGTGCGCTGAAGTGGAGGGCGCCCAGTAATGGGTGGTGATATAGTCTAATCTATAGGGAAAGCCTATAGCAGCGAAAGCGGTAATAGATTAACGCTCTATTGCGAATATAAATGAACATCTGCTGGTACTAAACAATCTTATGCATATGAAGTTTTAATTGAAACATTAGAACAAGCTATAATAGATCCATTTAATGCTTTTATTTTTGGATGTGATTATAGATTACCAATGATGCATGGATTATTAGATAAAAAATATATACAAGAATTAAAAATGTCTTCTACTTATAAAGACGAATCATTCGCGCGTGAATATATGGCCAAGTGGACTGGTGGTTCAGAAGGTTCTTTCTTTGATTATGATAGATTAATGAAACATAGAACTATTTATAACCCAGAAGGTACTCAAAAACTTGGACAGTATAAAGAAGATTTCTACTTATTATCAGTAGACGTAGGAAGACTTTCTTGCCAAACTGTTGTTTGTGTTCATAAAATTCATAGACGTGAAAATGTTTATACTAGTAAGTTAGTAAATATATACGTTCTTGGAAAAACGGCTGAAGAGCGCCATTTTGAACGTCAAGCTATTGCTTTAAAGAAAATTATTGAAGATTTTCGTCCAAAAGAAGTAGTAATTGATGGAAATGGTCTTGGAGTTGGTTTATTAGATTTTATGATACGTCCAAATATTGATATAGAGACAGGAAAAACTTATCCTCCCTATGGAATTTTTAATGATAAAGAATATATTAAAATTCAACCAAATGATTGTGAACAGATTATTTATTGTTTAAAAGCTAATTCAACAACTACTAGCTTAATCCATAGTAACTGTTATACAAGAGTAAATAGCGGTCTTGTTAAATTTTTAATTAAAGAAACTGAAGCTAAAAATAAATTATTATCTACTAAAGTAGGACAAAAAATGAAACTTAATAAAAGAGTTGAAAGAATTATGCCTCATGAAATGACTACTAAGTTATTTGATGAAATGGCTAATTTAAGAATTAAGCCTACTGGTAGTAGTACTGATATTAATTTAGAAATGATTAATAAACGATATACGAAGGATAAATTTAGTTCTTTTGAATATGGTTTATGGAGAATTAAAGAACTAGAAGAAGAATTTAATAAAAAATGGAAAAGACGCGGAAAAACTAGAACTTTAATGTTCTATTCAAAGGGGGTATAAAATGGAACTCCAAGAACAAGAGAGGGATAGAGTTAGTTTATTTAAAAAATCAGTTGATAATATGATAGCTACTAGTGAAGAAAGCTATAAAAATAATAGATATTTTAGTGGGAAGATTAGCGCCGGATTAATTCGTCAATATACTGATGAGGAAATAGATTCTATTATTGATTCTGGCGATGTAGATAGTATGAGAGAACTATCTCGTTCATATTTCTTTTCTAGTGGTTTTTATAGAAGAATATTATTTTATTATTCTTATTTCTTAAAATATGACCATATAGTAATTCCTCATTTTAAGAAAAAAGCAAATGCTTCTTCTAAAAATAAAGAATTTCTGTCAACACGCGGCAGTAAAAGTTTTTTCTGAGGGAGCTTATTATGGAGCTATAGTATCTAAAAATGGAGATATCTCTATAATGGATTTACCTTTTCATTATTGTAGAACAAGATTTAAAGGATTCTCAGGATTAGATATTGTTGAATTTAATGTTCAATATTTTTCTACTATTGCTGATAAGGAGACAAGAAATAAAGCTTTAAAAATCTATCCAAAAGAAGTCCGAAGAGCATATAATAGTTATACATCAGGAAAAAATACTCAATATTGGTGCGCTTTAGATGAAGGAACTGGAATTTATTTTCATATAGAAGAAGCTAGACCTTTTTTCTTAAATACAATAAAAGCTATTAATAATTTTGAAGATTATAGAGATCTTGAATTTAAGAGAGAAGAAAATGATATTCATAAAATTTTAGTTCAAAGAATAGGAACTAAAACAGATGGTGAATTTTTAATGGAGCCTGAAGAAGCTGAAGAGTTACATCGAGGCGCCTGTACTATGCTCCGTAATAATGATAATCTTGATGTTTTAACAACATTCGCTGAAGTAAAAGTAGAAAGTTTATCAGACTCAAGACAAACTTTAAATTCTAATCTTAGTACCTTTAAAAATTTAATTTATTCAGAATCTGGCGCCAGTTCAAATATATTTGATGCTGAAGGAAATATTTCTTTAGAACAATCTTTAAATAATGATTTGTCGCTAGTAATGAATTTATCAGAGCAATTTTCTAGATTATTCACTTATATATTGAACAACACAATAGGAAGTAATAATGTTACTTATAGTTTTGTTATTCTTCCATTAACATTTTATAATACAAAAGAATATGTTGACCAGACTTATAAATTAGCTACTGCTGGTTATAGTTTCTTAATTCCAGCAATTGCATGTGGAATAAGTCAAAGACAAATAGTTGATTTGAAAGTATTAGAAAATGACGTTTTAAATTTAAAGGATAGTTTTATTCCTCTTTCTACTTCTTATACAGAAGATGGCGGCCGTCCGCAAGAAAGCAATCAAAATAAAACAGATAAAACTATTACGAATCAGAACGGAGGGAATAATACGTGAATTTTAATTTAAATGTACAGATTTTTGGACAATTAAAACCATATTCACCTACAATTTCTCTCGCGCGCGTCCGAATTTTATATAAGGGTAGAAATAGAAACTCTACTTTTATAACAGATGAGTTCGCTGATAAACTTTTATCTAGTTTATCTTATACTCCTGTTAAGGGAATTTATGAGGTAGATGATTTTACTGATCACGGTAAAAAGCGTACAGAGGGTCGTATTTATGGAATTGTTCCAGAAAATCCGAATCTAACCTGGGAAAAACATGAAGATGAAGACGGAGTAATTCGTACATATGCTTGCGCGGATGTACTTTTATTTACAGCTTTATACCCTGAAGCTTCAGAGATTCCAGGAAAATCACAGTCCATGGAAATGTATGTAAAATCAATTAAAGGCGACTGGCAAATTATTGATAAAAGCCGTGTATTTGTTTATACGGATGGATGTTTTCTTGGATTACAAGCATTAGGAGATAAGGTTACTCCTTGTTTTGAAGGAGCAGAATTTTTCTCTTATTACACAAATCTTAAAAATTTATTAGAAAACTTAGAGGGAGGAGAAAAAATGGCACTTAACTTTAAGCTATCTGATAGTAAGAAACATGACATGTTGTTTACTTTAATTAATCCTAATTATACTTCAGAAGGAAATTGGGAAGTTACATGTAGTATTTGTGATATTTATGATGAATATGCACTATGCTATGATTATGAACAACAGGGTTTTTGTAGAGTTTATTATCAGAAAGATGATGAGAAAGATACCGTCGCCCTTGGCGAAAAAAGAAAATGTTTTATTGTTGATGTTACCGAAGGGGAATATGAAGCATTAAACATGTTAAAAGTAGCTAATGGTGGGGACTTTACAAAAGTTGATGAAGTTTTTACTACTGCAAATTCTAAAATTGAAACACTTACTAATGATTTAAGTGCAAAAGAAAGTGAATTACAGGGAAAAATCACTGACTATGACACCAAAGTTACAGAATTAGAAATTGCAAATACAACTATTTCTGAACGTGATGTTACTATTGCATCCTTACAAGAAACTGTAAGTACAATTGCGGAAAAAGATAGTCAAATCGAAGCTTTAACTGGAGAGCTTTCTACTTTAAAAGACTATAAATTAGAACAAGAACAAGGACAAAAAGAAGCTGTAATTGAAAAATATACAGAAATTCTTGATGAAGAAACTATTAAAACCTTTTCTGAAAATCTAGATAAATATAGTGTTATTGAATTAAAGAAAGAATTAGCATTTAGCGCTTCAGAAAAAAATCCTAGTATATTTAGTAAAAAACCAGATGATCCTGGCTATATCCCAACAGATGGAGCCGATAAACATTCTGGTGCAACAAAACTTTTAATGAAACACAAAAAGAAATAATTTATGGAGGAATAAATAATGGCTAATGCGAGATTTTTCAATTCAGCTAGTTATGGCCAATTTGAGCCTCATAACTGTGCATTTATGCGCGATGGTCGTATCGAAGCACAATGTTCTGTAGGTTCAGCTTTCTCAAGTGACCTTCCATTAGAGAATGGTATGCTTGTGGCAGTTGATAAGGTAGCTGGAGAAATTGATTTAGCGGACGTAACTGAAGTTCGTCCTATTGGTATTGTATATACCGCTGAAAAGATCTATGATCAATTCAATCCTGGTCTTAAGAACTTCAAAATGATAGATTCAACTGGATTCTATCCACGTATTGGATATTTATCTGTTGGTGATAAATTTTCAACAAACTGCATTGCTGCTGATACAACAGTTTATGCAACAGAGACAGCACTTATTAGTGCATTAGAAGCAGTAGCTTCAACTAAAATGTATGGAACATATACTACAGATTTAGGTGCTATTGCTGTATCAACAACAAAACCAACTGCAGGACCAGTTCTTTCAGTGGTTAAGAAAACAACTTTAGCTGATGGTAATGTTGCTGTCAAGTTTATTGTAGTAGGTTAAGGAGGATATAACAATGACTGAATTAAAAGCTCTAAAAGATCTTGCCTTACATGCTGCTAAGGGGACAGTTCCTGCTGATTCAACAGAATTATTTACTGTTGTAGATGTAAACGATAGTTTACGTGAAGAATTAGCGGCTTTAGCAGGAAGTTATGATCTTTATCGTAGAAATAAGTTAGATATCTTTGAAATTATCCAATCTGTAGCAGATGAAATTGTGCCTAATAAAGTTCTTAGCATTATGGGCCAATTTGCCGAAGTTTCAAGCGTTCCAAATGGCGTTCGTAAGTCATTCAAAAAGAAAGTTGGAAAAACTCGTGCAAAACAATTTATCACTCGTGTTGGTGTAGCTGGTGTATACGAGACATTCCGTCTTGATTCAACAACTTACGATGTATATCCAAAAGCATACGGTGGAGCTGCATATATTGACTTTGAACGCTTTATTAGCGGTGATGAAAATATTGCAGACTACATGGATGTTATTGTTGAAGGTTTAAGTGATAAAGTATTTGAAGAAGTGCAATCTGCTTTACAGGCTTCTGTATCAGTTTCACGTCCAGCAAATACTGTATATTCAAACACTTATGATGCTTCTCAGTTATTTAGTCTATGTAATACTGTTCGTGCTTATGGTACAGGAGCAGTTATCTTTGCTTCTTCTGAATTTGTAGCTTCAATGGGTGTAGATGCTGTAACTGTTGGTGCAACAAATTGGACACATGCTAAAGATATGGAAGATATTCATGATACTGGTTTCGTAACAGTATTCCGTGGAAATCCTATTGTTCGTTTACCTCAATCATTTACTGATGAAACAAATGCAACAAAAGTGATTAGCCCAGACTATGCTTATATTTTCCCAACAGGCGGAGAGAAAGTTGTCAAAATTGTTTTCGAAGGAGACACTATTGTTGACGATTATCAAAACCGTGATAAAAGTATGGAGATTCAAGCTTACAAGAAATTTGGTGTAGCTATTCATACATATTATAACTGGGCTGTATATTATAATGCAGCACTTTCCTAATTAATATAATCTTAGTTATTATGGGGAGGGTTACTCCCTCCCCAATATTTATATATGAGTAAAAGGAGAAAAAAATGAAAGATACTTACAAAGCTAGCGTAACAAATAATTTAAAAACCCCTATTTTTATAGCTTTACCTGATGTTAGATTTAAACGTACATGGCCAGGTGAGTCTACTTATAAAATTCCTCTAGAAATATTGCGTGAAGCAGTATATGATCATGGTTTTATGACTTTTCTTGAAAAGGGAATTATGAGTATAGATGAAAAAGAAGTTAGAGTAGAATTGGGTTTAGAAGAACAAGATGGAGAATCAATTTTTAAAACTTACAATAGATCTCAATTAATAAAACTATTAAAGGTAGATACTCTTGAAGATTTAAAAGAAGCTATAGGAACAATGTCAAGAGAGCAGTTATCATTTCTAGCTGAAATTGCCATTGATCAAAAAATTGGTGATATGAATAAAGCTGAAGCTATTAAAAAAGTTTCAGGTATTGATATAATCAAAGGTATTCAATTAAAAATGCAAAATGAGGAAAATGACGAAAAAGAAGGAGAGTGATTTTAATGGCATTAACTCCTTACCAAACCGTTTATGATGCTTTTCTTGCTAAAGTAACCGATGATGATTGGACTTCTATGGATGATATTGATACCGCTAGAGCAGACTGGAAATCTATTTTAGATAGCGCTATTCCTTATATTAAATTTCCAAGAGTAAGTTTTACACAGGATTCAGATGGTTTTATAAATCAACTTGGGGATTCAGAAATACAATTACTTGCAACTTATATGAAAGTAGAATGGTTAGATAGAACTATTCTTACTTGGGAAAATGTAAAAGCTCAATATGCAGAATCTGATTTTTCTCAGGCAAATTATTTAGATAAGCTAAATGCTACACTTAAAAGTACTAGCACAAAAGCTGATAAATTACAGCATATATACTATCGTTCTATAGATGGGCGCCCATATCCATATAGCATTTTAGCTGGTGGTGATCAATATGCCTAATTCAGTTTCGATAGAAGTAAATGAAGCTTATTTAAATAAATTAAAAGGAAAATTATTTGGTTTATTAAAAGAGCGTGAAAAGAACAGAGAATGGGAAAAATTTCTTGATAATATTTTTATTGAGTTACTAGATTTTCCAGAAGAAAATCGTACTATTAACTATGAGATATTAATGAGAAAACTAGGCGCGTGTCGCTATTTAAGATTTAGCTATTTTAGAACTACTATTTTGGAGTGTATGAATTTAATAGGTACGTTGGAGGGATAAAATATTATGTCATATTTTGAAGATGTTTATTTAGCACGTATTAATTTAAATGGAACTACACGACAAGAAAGAACTCTAACACAAAAAGAAAAACAATTTGAAGTTTTTTTAAATAAAACAAATTATAGAGTTAGCTTCATTATTGGATTAGTTACTTATTATGGATCTTTACAACCTGCGAAAGGTGATGAAAAGGATATTATAAGTTACTTATTAGTTCCTAAAACGATTTCTTTTAGTACTGGAGCTATTGTTGAAACGACTGATCTTTATAATAATACAAAAAAGTGGTTAGTGACTTTTTTTGAAGATAATTTAGCGCGCGGATATAATAGATATAAGGTATATCTATTAGATAGAACACTAACATGGTGGGATAAAAACAAAACTGAACATACTTCTTATGTAAATCTTTCAAGTTCTAAAGATGGGACTGTTGTTGATATTTTTAGAAATATTGGAGTTACTAATTATAGAGAAGGACACAATTTTGTTAATATTATTATGTCTTATGATAGTAATATCAAAGAAGAATATTATTGTTCTATAGATAATAGTTCACGTTCTTTTGTTGTATCAGGTTTTGATTGTGAAACAGTGCCTGGAGTACAATATTTAACATTAAGTATAGTGACTACTAGAGATGAAGATAATATTACTGC